ATAATGGAAAAAATAGTACTTATTATGGGGTGGCCATACCTGTTAGTGGTTGGTTTGATTGAATACCTCAAACATTAACACTGACACATTCCTGTGTTATCACAGATAATATCTCTAATGATGTTTTCTACCTTCATATATGGGTTGGCTTTGTTGCCTACAGACTCATTTAAACTTGTAGGTCTCATATATGCACCTTGTGTGGATGGATTAGATACCATATCCCAACATAAAATTTCAAAATCTTCTTGAACTCTAAGAACACCATTGGATTCTTGAACTGAACCCATACCTCTAGATGAGATACCAACTGTAATATTGTTGGCAAATAGTTCTTTAAGAATATTACCTGCTGGAGTAGATAGGATTTCTATTTTACCCATTACATCATCACCTTCCCACCAAATATCTAAAATATTGTGGCATACATTATTCAGGTTGATGATTGATGAGTCTGGGTGGTCTAATTCACCTAGAGCTCTTCTTTCAGCAATTGGTCCTTTTTTGTAGTTTTCGATTTCTCTTTCTAAAATATCTTTAGAATATACCCTACCATTTTGGTTTTTAGCACCAGCACGTTGAATTACACCTTCTACAATTAATTGAGTTCCCTCTTTAAGGGATTTACGTGCAGATTCAGCAATAGTTGAATTTAGGTTAAATGGTCTATATTCTGTAAGTAATTGGCTCATGGTTGGGTTTTATTTTCAACGTACTTTATTTGTTTGATTTTCTTTTTCCAATCTTTAGGAGATAAAAAAGCATTAGGGGTTGCATATTGGGCTCCTGTTCCTGCTGAAATTGAGGTGCCTGTACCTGTCATGCTGGCTTCTTCTACTTCTCTTGAAAAATGCATTTTCATAATATCTTCTACAGCATCATAATCTAACTCACTTTTATTCTTAAGTAGATCTAAAAAATCACCTACAGAAACATTTAGTAATTCTTGTGGAAAATCATCTCCATGGTGTTCTTTTAATTTAGTACCTTTAAGATATTTTGAAAGTTTTGATCTTAAGTATTTAAAACTATTGTAAAGAGTAGTAAATTCAGGATCTTTTATCTTGTCTTCAGCTTGCTTAAATAAAGGAGCTACTTTTGTAAGTTCGTTTGCTACACGTTGTGGTATACTCTCATACTCAACGTCCCATTCAATAGCCCCTGTTTCTGGATCTACATCACTTAATTTTGTAGTGAAGGCTTCATCCTCCATTAAATATATATCTTTAAGCTTTACCATGAACAGAATCTAATTCATTGACCAGCTCATAATAGTTCAACAAATTGATAATGTTGTCATCATGAACTGATGATTTTTTACACAATGGTTGGATAAGGTTTGTAACCTCATTGATTTTGATTTTTACAACAGGGTCAACTACTTTATCTGCTAGGTGAGATAATTGAGATTTTACGGAAATAATCTCTTCGTTTACAAATGCTTTTAATTTTGGAGAGTTAGAAACATTATAAACGTATTCTTTTAAAAGTGTTTTTTGGTTATCGGATAAATCGGTATACTTTTCGTTGAATTTTTCTAAAAGAATTTTGTATGTAAGTAGTCGAGTTGATTGGTCAAACTTTTCATACTCTTCCATAACCATTTCGGTTTTGGGTTTGTTTGGAAGGGTATTACCTGTGATGTGTTCTACAATGGCTACTTTAGAGTTTGTTAAAGCAATTGGGTTGGATTGGTTTTCTAGTAGAACGTAGGTAGATGCTAATATTTTGTAATTATCAATTTTAGCATTAAAAAAATCCTCTGAGTTGTAAACCCTCTTGATTTCTTTTACTAAGTTAAATTTTTCTCTTCTTAGAATTGATTTATTGATTTCTTTATGGGCATCTAAGCATGTTTCTAAAAGGATGGTTGCTTTATTACTATCTTTGTACTTTTGGTTTAACAAAGTATTATATATTTGATATTCCTTAAGTAGTTGAGTGTTTTTATTAAAGAATTTCTTAAGAACATTAATTGCCTTAGGAGTTTCTCCTTTAATTGTCTCAGAAGTAATTTGTCTAGTAAGGAGTTCAAAAAGAATTCCAGTATTCTTATACTTAGAGTGTTTAATTTTCATCAATAAATCGATTTATCTATAAATAAATATGAACAAGTGTCCCAAAACCTTACTCTTCTATAATATTTTCTTCACTTAATAACCCTTTGTCAGATTTTTGTGAGTTGTTTATTTTATTTGTAAGTTTTCCTAATGATAATTTTTTAACAGTCCCACGATTTTCCTCAAGAGCAAATGTAGATACTTTATTGGTTGTTTTATCTCCCAACCCGGTTTCCCCTTTTGAACGTTTTTGTCCTAGTGGGTCTCTACCAAACGCTGATTTTTCAGTTCCATAAGTGGATGTAGATTGTTTAGGACGACCAACAGGATTTTCTTCATCATATCCTGTAGGGATTTGTTGTAATCCTTTATCACGTTTTGTGGAGTATAGAGAAGCAAGATCGTGTGGTGTACCATACGATTCACCAGTTTCAACTGGGTCGTTTCCTTCGTTTTCAATTTGGTTGGTTCTAAAGATATGCATTGCATCCTCTAGGGCTTGTTCTTTTTCTTCTAAGGCCTCATCTGGGCTTAAATTAAATACATTTTTGTAGATAAAGTCAGTTGAAAGAATCTTTTTATCCATAATTGAGTTAGCTAGCTCAACTTTTGATTTGTATAGTTCGATTTTTTCTTGTTCAAATACAATTGATGAAGGTGTTAATTGAAGTTCAAAATCAATTAATTGTTCATCTCTAAATCCTTGAGCATATAGGTGGACTAGTGCAATTTTAGTAAGTTCGGAAACAAGGATTCTTTGGATTTTTTCAATTGTACGAGCAAATCTAATATCCATTGCAGAAATGGTTGCTTTACCTTCCACATTCTCATCATAATTCAAGAATGGTTTTGGAATTTTAAGGGCAGCAAGCATTTTACTTTTTAAATATTCAACATCCTGAATACCATCGTAATTTAGTCCTGGTGTATTTTCAATTCTAGTTGATGCATCATTACCTCTTACAGGAATATAAAAATCCTCAATCATGTTTTGCATGTTGTATTTGAGGTTATATTCACCTGTTTGTTGATCAATGTATGGAGTTTTCTTCATACGTTGAACTGTTTGTTCCATAAACGCATCAATTTCGTTTGGTGGAATACCACCCACATTGATGTAGTAAGTACGTTTGTCTGGAGCACGCATAATTCTGTGAATCAACATTGCATCCTCCATTAATGACCATTGCTTAAATATTTTACGAGCTGGTTCAAGATAAGAACGACCATATGGAAGGAAGTTAGCATCTGTCATCAACCTGAAGTGTGCTACCTCATAATTTTCTAATTCTACTTGGCTTCTTTTTATTGAACCTGCTGTACCCGATGCTAAACCATTTGGGTCAAGTAAAAATTTAACATAGTTTGGGTTTTCAGGGTCTCTTCCTTCTTCTCTAACTACATCATAAACATACAATGGAATAACATTGTATACTCCATATTTTTCAGAAATATCTAATTTAAGATAAAAATCACCATACTTACACATATTACGAGTCCAAGCTGGGAGGTTAAATTCCAAATTTAAAACATCGTAAAATAAATTGTGTAGGATTCGTTTAATATTATCGTTGGTTGATTTGATTGTCAACACATCCCCATACTCATCTTTCAAAGTTGATTCCTCAGAAACAATATCCAAAGAAGAGGCAATCAATGGGTCTGTATCCATAGCTTCATAGTCGCTATAGAGTTGTAAACGCATTGTTTGGTAATTGAGTGTTGGGTTGTATTGGTAAGAGGATCCTACAGGTCTATGTAAACGAGTAAATCTATCATATAGGGAATTATTTTGAATATTTCCCATTTGTTGAATTCTGTCTGAATCTATTACTCTGAGTTGTTTTCCTCCTACATTTCTAATGATAACATCATTTGAAAATAATCGTCTTAATCTTGTAAATAGAGAAGTATCTGCCATTTTTTATTTTGTTGTTACGTATAAATATCTAACCTAAAAGCCAACCAAGATCTTCGGTTCCTTTTCCTGTGTCCCATTTTAAATGATCACTTGATCTTTGGGTAGATCTAATAGGAGAATACGAATTCTTTGAGATATTTGACAGCATTGCACGAGTTAAGTCAACTCCCTGTTGAGCAAATTGTAGCGCAGTATCTCGGATATAACACGCAGTAGCCAGCGACATTACCATATCGTCATTATAGCCTGATTGGGCCTCTGCTCTACCGTTTTTCCAGACAAATGTTCTTAACTCCTCCATTGTTCTTTTACATTGGATTGTGATGCTTTTATCCTTCAAATATGCATCTAATTTAGCAATACATAAAGGACGAGTTCTATTACTCATTGTAAATCCAGGAGTCATTTTTGATATATCTTGTAAGTCATATCCTTTAGCAATGTATGTTGCAGCATCATGTACTTTATCGTCTTTTGGAGAATAATATAGGTTAGGATATTGTGCATCAATAATTGGTTGAATTGTTGCCCACCCAATATTTGCATTCTCTACAACCAACAATGCATTATTGTATTCTGTTGCTATCGCTAGTAATAGGTTTCCATAGTCTTTGGTGGGGAGCTGTGCTTTGAATGAGCCAATTTGTTTAGCATCATCTATATCAAATATATGGAAGGCTGAGAAATCTTTTCCATCCCCACGAGCAACATCAGCTACAACCATATATTTTCTAGTGTAATCGGGGTATTCCCAAATCCATAAATTCTGACCTAGTCCCCTTTTTTCAAGGGGATCAGTAATGTTGGTTTTTTCATAGAAATTTAAAATATCCACATCATATACAGTATCACCAGAGGTTGTAAAATCACAATCACACTCTTGGGCAGCCATTTTAACACCCAACTCATTATCTTGTTTGTCTCTCCATACTTGGTCTCTTTCTGGGTGTACAGACCATGGTAATCTAATAGGTGTAAATCCACTGTCTCCTTCTTGTGCTTTAACCCACTGTCTATGGAACCAGTTACCTGTACCATTTGGTGTAGATAAGATGATTGCTCTACCTCCAGTGGCAAGTGTTTGTTGGGCCGAACCCCAAATTTCCTCAATTCTATTTTCTTCAATAAAGGCAGCCTCATCAATAATTAGAAGGGAAATTGCTTCGGATCTACCAGCATCACCTGCTGCAGATACGGCTTTAATTTGTGAACCATTTTTGAGTCGTAGGGATAATCGGTTATTTTCTATTGTAGGCATTTTGAGCCAACTTGGTAATTGTTCGTACATAAATCGTACTTTAGTTACCAGGTTTTTAGCAGTTTCCTGTTTGGTAGCAATTACCAATATATTTTTATCTTTTTGGAATAGCATCATTTGTAGAGCTATACCTGCGGATAATGTTGAAATACCTAACTGTCTTGATTTTAGGATAACTGATTTGTCGTGTTTGTTTAATAAACCTAATACTTTTTCTTGGAAAGGATATAGGTTAAACTGGGTACGACCTCTTGTTGGGTGTTGAATCCAACAATATTTTTTCATAAAGTGCACTGGATCTTGTGCTGACTTAATGAATTCTTGTTTTATAATCTGTTTTATATCTGACATATAAAAAATGTTTGTCAGATATACATAGATAAAAGAAGGGGAAACTTGCGTTTCCCCTCTATTATTAGTTTGGTTGTTGGTTTATCCTTTAATAAGACCAGCCAATTTTTGCATACGAGATTTTGATTCGTTTAAGTTGCCTAAGCCTTTTTCAAAATCTTGAGCAGCATTCATTCTCTTTGCCCAATTTTTATAGTCAGGATCTCTTTCTAAATTAGCTTGTACCATATCATCTACCATATTAAGGTTACTAGTAATGATATATTCTGCTTGGTCGGCTGCCTCGTCTGGATCTTTAACATAACGCATTACTAATTTAAGTAATTCATCATGCATTTGATTTTCATTGATACTTTCATCGACAGTATCTTCATCCATTACTTCTTT